CGGAGTTTATATTGGCGGCGCTGGTGATTTGAAAGTGGATACTGCGGGTGGTACAACAATAACACTAAGCTCAACTGCGGCGGGTTCTATCTTGCCCATATCGGTAAAAAGAATTTATGCTACCGGGACAACAGCAACAAACATTGTTGCTTTATATTAAGAGGTCACTATGCAGATTGGTCTAGGTTTATCGATTACGGCTCAACTACGTTTTGGGTCGTCTCTATCATCATACGCAGTAAACGACTTCGACCCATCCCTAGTGTTTGACTTCGAGCAGAGCTACTACAGGACAGGCGGTACAGATAGCACTCTGTCTAACAGTATAACTCATGCAGCTACTAGCAATGCAACCATGACAGGCAGTGATGGTAACATTAAGTGGCGTCCGCATAATTTGCAAACGTACTCTAATGATTTTAGTAATGGCGCTTGGTCAACAGTATTCTGGGTTAAATCGCAAGACGTAGATGGAAACTGGTCATTCACAAGTAACGCCGCCTCCCGTACCATAAACTTTACAGCCACAACTTCTGTTGGAAACAGTCACACAGTAGGAATAGAGGCAAAGGCTGGCACATTAGATTGGGTTGCTATTCGATCACTGAACTTTGCATCAGACGACTACCACTGGTTTGATCTAACTAACGGTGCGGTTGGCGCAGGTGGAACGTATCCACAAACTATAACGGATTTAGGTGATGGCTGGTATCTCTGCGAAATTGAGATTGATACATCCGTAGACAACGAAGGAAGCCCTCGTATCTATGGTGGGTCAGCAGATGAAACCACAGCCGCTGGGCAGTTCTATCTAAGAAATGGTAGGTACTACCGAAGTGACTTAGGTGGGATGGTAAACAACTCAGCAACAGGCAACAGCTACGTCCCAACAACAAGTTCTGCTGTTTACCTACCAAGAGTAGGCCACCACATTTACAATGGTGATGCTTGGGCAAACGAAGGCGTACTCCATGAGAGTGAAGCTAGGACTAATCTTGAGGATTACTCTGATATGTCTTCTGGGGTTACCCTTGTCGGCTCTGCAACCCTAACGCCAAACAACGCAAGCGGCCCTGCGGGAGAAAACACTGCGGCTACGCTTACAACAAACAACACTACTAGTCAGCAGGGGTTTGCTACAAATCAAGCGTTTTCGGGGTCAACAAACCACACGTTTTCGATTTTTGCTAAAGCGAATGGGGTAAACTACATTCAGCTCATTGCAAGTTCTGCTGTATTTGGCGTTGACGTTTGGGGGAACTTTGACCTTGCAACTGGTGTAGCTGGGACGATGGGGACAAGTGTCCTAAATTACGGCATCGAAGATTGGGGTGACGGTTGGTATAGGGTTTTCATCACGGGGCTTGCTTACGGTTCAAGTGGTGGTGGCGGTCCGTATATGGTTAATACTGCAACAACTGCTAGGGGTGGTTCTGTAACTGGCAACGGGACTTCTGGGCTTTTGCTTTTCGGTTATCAGTTCGAAGCTGGATCAACCCCATCAAGCTACATCCCAACATCAGGATCAACTGTAACAAGGGCGGCTGAGACACTAACAGTACCATCAGCTAATCTACCTTGGCCTACACCTGTTGAGACTACAGGCACTGAGTTGGTGACTAATGGTGACTTTGCTACAAATGATTTTACGTCTTGGGTTGTAGCCAATGACCCAAATGCTACTGCCTCGTCTGGGGGTGCTAATATTGGTAAACTATCTGGCGACGCCGCACAAATTAGTCAGGATATTTCTGTAACTTCAGGTAAGATTTACCAAATATCGTTTGATATTACCTCGGTCACAGGGCCAGCTCTAATTCAACTTAGAGATGGTACGGGTGGATTATGGCAAGAAACTACATCTGCCCCAACTTCTGTCGTTGTTTATTATACAGAGACCACAACAATTTTAGGTCTTAACATCAGGTCAAGAACTGATGGTGTGAGAATTACAGTCGACAACATCTCCGTAAAAGAAATCAACCCTCTCTCTGTGTCAATACAGATGGATGGCAGGATGACGTTTAGTGAAGACAATAGCAATCCGTTTAATCCGGGCTTCTTTCTTTGGGAGCTAAACAGTAGCAACCGCATCAGAAACATAAACAGGACTGACGGCACTTATAGTGGGGCTGTTCAGTTTTCACAGATTGCTAATGGTTTAGCTGATTATGCCGCAGAAGGAACAGGGATAAATGGCTCTTACTCCCCCAACACCAACGTACCATTCAACGTAGCATCACGACATGGCTCTACGTTCATTAACGGAGCAGTCGATGGCACGGCTCTAACAGCAGACACAACACCTATAGCTCTTCCTGACTTGTCATCTACAGACCTAGACTTAGGCTATGACTTCATGGGTACAATAGGTAAGTTCAGAGTGTGGTCAGATGATCTAACGGATACTGGTATAGCTACAGCATCAGCACCATCCACAGAGCCATCACTACAATTAACATTCGATGGTTCATCCACAAGTAGTTTCACAGTATTAGATTGGAGTGAATGATATGGGTACTAAAAATTTAAATAGTGCAACAGACCTGATTACATTCACTAGAGCATCAGGTGGCACAGCTTTAAGAAAGATTAGCTACGGCTCAGAGTTGGTTACAAATGGTGACTTTGATGGTAACATTGACGGATGGACAGGGGGAAGTTATGATGCCGTAACAGGAGACTTGAGCCTTATTTCTTCTGGTTTTGTGGATGCATACCAAATTGGTTTTGATCCAACTAAAAAGTATTTATTAACTTACACTGTTAGTGAGTATACGTCTGGTAATATTTCGGCATACGACGGAACAAAGTTTGGCTCTTACACAAATGCTGTTGGCACATATAGTATTATTATCTCACCAGACGTACAAAGGTTAGGTGTGCGTGGTCAAAACGGCCCTGTAGATGCAAAGATAAGCAACATCTCAGTCAAAGAAGTTCTCTATGATCAACCTGATGGCACACTACAGTTATTCAACCATCCAGACAACGTCCCTCGCATTGAGTATGATGCAGATGGCACAGTTAAAGGCTTACTGATTGAGGAACAACGGACGAATGACATAAGAGACTCCTCTAACTTAACGTCGAGTACATGGATCAAGGGGGTATCTGTCACTTCTACTACAGACTCTACCGCCCCAGATAGCACTAACACTGCTTACTACATTTCAAATGTAGATGGTTATAGAGACTTACTTAAAGAGAATACTGTACCTCTTAACGAAAGGGTAATGAGTGTTTATGCAAAGGCTGGCGAATATCACTGGCTGTATATGCTTTCTACTAACTCCTCCGGCTACTGGGCAAGTCAATCTTTTGATCTTCTAAATGGAGAAGTGGGGACTAGTTACAGGATCGGCACTCCTAGCAACCTTACGGATGCAAAGATAGAGCCTGTAGGTGACGGTTGGTATCGTTGTTCTGTGAAAGGAGACGCAACGAACACTTCTAGTATAGCTTTTATGGTAGGGGATACCGATAGTATTCCTTGGAGTACCACTTTTGGTACAGCTGGCGGTCTTTACCTTTGTGCTGCACAAGTAGAAGCTGGCGCATTCCCTACGTCTTACATCCCAACATCAGGTGCTACAGCTACTAGGGCGGCAGACATTGCGTCGATCCCTGTGGCTGACTTTGGGTATAACTCTGATGCTGGTAGTGTGTTGGTTGAGGCTCAACGTTTCGGCACTAACAACTACCCTCGGTCTGTTATGATTGATGCAGGAAATACTCATGTTAAAGGTATTGGTTTAGGTGCTTGGGGAACAAACACATCCTTAACTGGGTACATTGTTGCTAATGGTTCTGTGCAAGCTGCAATGGATACAGGAAATGCAGGAACGTCTGCTTTTAAAAACTCCCTTGCTTATAAAGAAAATGACTTTGCGGCAAGTAGAGATGGTAACACAGTTATAACAGATACCTCTGCAGTTGTTCCAACTGGTCTAACTACTTTAAGGCTTGGACGAAATGCAGTTGAAGCACAATTCCTTAACGGACACATCAAATCAATCAAATACTACCCACGTAGATTATCTAATACACAGCTACAGGAGCTAACAACATGACCGAAGAAGTAATTGAACCAGAAGTAATCAAGACTGACTTCTACCTTAGGTTAGCTACTGAAGCTGATATGCCTACAGTCTTGTCAGACTTCTACAAGCAAGACACTGAAACAACAGTAGACGAGGAGACAGGCGAGGAGACTACCACAAACGTCGGTGATCCTTACCTAGTGTCAAACACATCTGACTATGCCATCGACGTTGTAGGCACACTACACGAGCCTACAGGCAACACCCTGACAGATGATGACGGCATGGAGTATCCTGAGATGCAAGCTATGACAGGCTGGCATGTAAACATTAGACTAATGGGTGATGCTATGCGTGATACTGTAGAAACATTAGATACATCACATGGGGTAACACCTGAGACACCCATGAGAGTTTGGTTATAGGAGACTGAATAATGGCTGATACGACGACAACCACATATAGCTTAGTGAAGCCAGAAGTTGGCGCGTCTGAGGATACATGGGGTACTAAAATAAACACCAACTTGGATAGCGTTGATGATTTATTAGATGGGACAACAGCAATAAGCCCAGACTTAACGGCGTTAAAGATTGGTGGGGCTACAGTCACAGCATCCGTCACTGAGTTAAATAAGTTAGATGGCGTCACAGCCACAACTGCTGATTTAAATATCTTAGATGGCGTTACAGCTACAACTGCTGAATTAAACAAGTTAGATGGCGTCACAGCCACAACTGCTGATATTAACTTGCTAGATGGTGTCACGGCTACAACTGCTGAGTTAAATTACGTTGATGGCGTTACAAGCAATATACAGACGCAGCTTGGAGCTAAAGCTGACGATACAACCCAAGCCGAGGCAGTTTGGGAGACAGGTACTAGCACAACTGAGAGCATTGTTTCACCAGCTAAAGTTAAAGCGGCGATTGAGGCTCTTGCCCCCGATAGTGGAATTGGCGTGGGCCAATCATGGTCTAATCCTTCAAGGTCTGTTGGTACTTCATACCAAAATACAACAGCAATTCCAATCATGGTTACGGTAACTGGAAGGGGCGGAAATGATGATGGTTTATTTCAAGTTTCTTCAGATAATTCTACATGGGTAATAGTTGGTGTAATAAACAATTTTTATACAACATCATGCACTGCTATTGTTCCTAATAATCATTATTACAAACTTACTAATGTTGATTTTGTAACATGGGCGGAGCTAAGATAAATGCCACTAATACCGCTAGATATACCGCCCGGTATTTACCGAAATGGCACAGAATTACAGTCGTCTAATCGCTGGCGAGACAGTAATTTAATACGTTGGGTGGATGGAACTATGCGCCCGATTGGTGGATGGCGCATTCGATCTGATACTGCTGCTGACGCAAAAGTGAGAGGCTTACTTACGTGGGTCGCCAATGACCAAAGTAGATATATTGTTGGTGGCACGTATAATAAATTGTATAGTTGGACTTCTTCTGGAGTTCGACACGACATAACCCCAGCAGGATTTACATCAGGCAGAGAAACAGCAGAAGCATTTACAGGGTATGGCGGTAGTTTCTATGGTAATTATGCATACGGCGTGGCGAGGCCAGACACTGCAAGAACCCAGCCTGCCACAACTTGGTCATTAGACAACTGGGGTGAATATCTATTGGCATGTAGCCCAGACGATGGGAAGATATACGAGTGGCAGTTAAACAATGCCACCCCTGCTGCTGTAGTGGCAAACGCGCCAATTAATAATGAGGCTATTGTTGTTACTGAAGAAAGATTTGTGTTTGCACTCGGTGCAGGTGGAAATCAACGCAAAATACAATTTAGTGATCGAGAAGATAACACGACATGGACGCCCGCAGCTACAAATGAAGCTGGTGATATTGAGTTAAACACAAGCGGTAAGATTATGGCTGGCGTTCGAGTGCAAGGCCAGACATTGATATTAACAAGCACTGACGCACACGTTGCCAACTACATTGGCGCGCCATACGTTTATGGTATTGAGCGTGTTGGCTCTAGCTGTGGTTTGGTAGCCAACAAGGCATATGCTTCAGTTGATCAAGGTGCATTCTGGATGGGCAATCACTCGTTTTATGTGTATGCCGGCGGCGTAGCCCAACAGCTTGAGAGCGAAGTATCTGACTATGTATTTAGCGACATAAATCGCGCTCAAATTAGCAAGGCTTTTGCTGTGCCTAACAGTACATATGGTGAGATATTCTGGTTCTACCCATCAGGATCATCTACTGAAAATGACCGATATGTTGTATATAATTATGTTGAACGTACTTGGTACATTGGTGAAATTGGCAGAACGGCGGGCGCTGACATGGGTACGTTTAAGCAGCCGTTCTGGGTTTCTGCTGACGACAATAAATTATACGAACATGAGATTGGATTTAATTATGGCAGCTTATCGCCATTTGCCGAGAGTGGGTCAATATCATTAGGTGCAGGCGATAATGTTATGGCGGTAACTGAGATGATACCAGATGAAAAAACACAAGGCGACGTTACCGTAACATTTAAAACAAGGTTTTATCCCAATGACACAGAAAGATCATATGGGGCTTTTACAATGTCAAACCCAACTTCATTAAGGTTTACAGGCAGGCAGATAAGATTAAGAGTAGATGGCAACACTTTAGGAGATTGGCGTGTTGGCATTAACAGGTTAAACATTATCCCGGGCGGTAGAAGATGAGCGAGCAACAACAGCGAGCGCCAGATGTAATTGGCAATGATTGGCGGACATGGGGTCGCCGATTAGTTGCATATATTGCCCAAACGAGATCCACATTGGTTCAACAAAATGGAGATGAGAACGCAGCAGAAGATGGCACTCTTATGTGGGATCGGGTATACAAATATCCAGTTGTGAGTGAGGGCGGGGAATGGCGTCAGATTGTAATAGAAGGCGGACACGCTAATTTCATTAAAACATCAGATGTTACACCAGCTCTAGCAAATACGGCATACAAGCTGACATATGACGTACCAACTGGCAATTCAAAGATTACGCAAGGCACACCAGCAAGTAGAATTGTATTTGAAGAGGCTGGGGAATATGTATTATCATTTTCAGCACAAATATCATCAACGAGCGCAAGCACAGTGCATTTTTACTTTTGGCCTAGCATAAATGGTACAGCATCAACAAATGGCGCTATGACAACTGCACTACATCAGAATAATGCTACACTCGTTACATCCAGAACGCAGATATTTACTGTGGCGGCTAATGATTACCTTGAGGTAAACTACATGATAGATAATACAGATGGATTTTTAAATTACACAGCCGCGTCATCTCCAGTGCCAGCTATACCATCCTCAACATTATCAATAACGAGGACGCACGCATGAATGAAGAATTAGAGAGATGCAAACCTTGGATAGAAGCAGCCCTAGAATACTCTGGTGGCACGCATGACTTCATTGATATTGCTGAAGGAATATATAAGGGTACTATGCAATTGTGGCCTACACCAAAGGGGTGCATAGTCACAGAAATTGTGATATACCCAAAGAAACGAATGTTAAACGTGTTCCTTGGGGGCGGTGAATTGGATCAGATTTTGGATATGCATCAAGATGTGATAGAGTGGGCTAAAGCGCAAGGATGCGCGGCACTAACCATGACGGGGCGTGTCGGCTGGAAAAAACCATTGGCGAAACATGGCTGGCAACAGTTGCATTCGTCTTATGTTAAGGAGTTTGAATAATGTCTAAAGGTGGGTCAACATCATCGAGTGTTACAGTACCAGATTATATAGAAGATGCGGCTCGACGTAATTTAGATAAAGCTGAACGTATATCTCAAATAGGCTACACGCCATACTTTGGCCCAGACGTGGCTGCGTTTACACCTATGCAGCAGGCTTCATTTCAAAACACGGCAAACGTTGCTGACGCATTTGGTATGAGCGCGCCTAGCAGTGGCTTTGATATAATGGGTGGCATGGGCGAGCCTACACAGTATGCTGGCGGCGTTCGTGGCTACTCTTCTGCACCAATTTACGAGCAATCGTTAGATGAACTAGCCGCACGTAGGCCAGCGCAAAAAGCGTATATGGATAGCTTCTTTATTGATCCTTACACAGGCGCACCGGGCGCTAACGTGCAATCTCCTAATGCGATGTATCCAACATATGATGAGACGCAAGCTGCGGCTATACAAAGTATGCAAGATAGTCGGCGTGACTACCGAGGAGATCGCAACAAGCAAAGAATGTTGGATATGATGAATAGGGAATCCACTTCTCCATTTGCTCCGGGTTCAAGCACTGCTGGCACAAACTACGCAGTTTATGATCAGTCACAAGGCTTTACAGCTCCGGGTATGTTTGGCGCAATTCAAAATATACTTGATCCAAAGATACCAGATGCTACAGGGTCAGACTACGGCTTGCAAAATCCAAACACGACTTCAATTGTTGCTGGCGGATATGATGTTGGCGAAGTAGATCCGACGCTTGCAATGGCTGCGGGTTACAGATTGCCTATTGAAGAAAGTCAGCCCGGTAATTATGATTTATTTAGCGGACGTGGACGCAGAACAAGCGGCGTTGGAGATGAGGGCGGTAAATATGGATTGCTAGGTGATATAGGCGGCGCGATAGGTGATGCAACTGGATTTACTAGCTACAATACACCTGACGTTATACAAGGTCGAGTAGACGCAGAGGCGGCTAGAATGGCTTCTGAAAAAGCGGCTAGGGAAAAGCAATCTGCTTCTGCTGATAGGCGTAGAAAAAAGCGTGCTGCTGACAGTAAAAAAGCATATGAAAAAGCAAGGGCAGGCAAGATAACAGCAAAGCCACCGGGCGTATAAATCTTAATGAAAGTTTGCATTATGAATAATATTAAAAGAAAAGAGGCTTAATATGGCTAGTGGCGGAAGATTAAATCAAAACAATGGAAAGCAAATGCATTCTGGCGGCGTTGCTGTAAAAGGTGGCCCACAAGTTGATTTCTTGAGACGCCCCCGTTCAGATCAATACTCGCCCATGCAACCTGCGCAACAGCCATTTGACGTAAACCAAGCTGCGGCTGGCGGGTTACAGCAAGCTATGCAAGGCACTCAAGCGGCGATGCAAGGGCCAAACATTGGTCAATTTATGAACCCATACACTCAGCAAGTTACGCAAAACACGTTAGCTGACATGGAGCGCCAAAGGCAAATGGCGATGAATACAATGGGTACGCAAGCATCAAGAGCGGGAGCGTTTGGCGGTTCTCGTCACGGCGTTGCTGAAGCATTAACGAACGAGGCATTTGCAAGGCAAGGCGCACAAACATTTGGCAACCTGCAACAGCAAGGGTTTAACACTGCATTAGGTGCGGCGCAAAACCAACAGCAGATGCAAATGGGTGGAGCTGCTCAAACTGGCGCACTCGCAGGCCAAGCATTTAATACAGGTCAGGCAATCCAAGACAGGCAAGAGCGACAAGGTTTACTACAGCAGGGCCTACAGCAAGCACTCATTGATGCGGCTAAGCAGCAGTATGGGGGTTACGCTGGAGCGCCACAAGCTGCATTATCAGCGCCAATTGATGCATTAGGTGCAACTCCACAACAACAATACACTGAAACTAAAAGCCAAAGCCCGGGTTTATTAAGTTATCTACAAGCATTCGGCGGGATGGGATAAGCATATGATAAAAAAGCCAGCAGAAATCATTCAAGATAGAATGAACCCAAGTCAGTCTCGTGGCGGTTTAGGCGGCTTACTTGACTATGCCAGAGAGCGAAACCCCAACACTGGTTTAAGTAGGATGCAAAACTTTGCCGCAGCTCTTGACCCATTAATCATGCCAGAGATGCGTGCAGGCGAAGCAATACGTGAACGTGGCAGGGAACGTGTGGCTGCTGGTAATGTGAATAAGACTGTTGAATGGCTTAAAAACAATGGTTACGCAGACGCGGCTTCTGTTATAGAGGCTAATCCATCTGCTGCATCAAATGTGGTAAGTGCAATTTTATCAAATAGAATGAAGCCTAAAGATACATTTAGAATAGCTACGCCAGAAGAGGCAAAAGCATATGGCGCTTTAGCTGGTCAATTTGATAGCAATGGTAAATTTTATTCAACACAAAGTGTTGAGTTGTCAGAGACTTTAACAGGTGCAAATAAAAGTGCAGCTCAAAAAGCAGTTACTTTTTATGAAACAGCTATGGACTCTATAGAGGCTTATAAGAATATAGCTAAAAGAGGTGGCATGGGTGTTATGCCGGGTACGCAACAAGATCTATTGCAAGCATCTAGAACTAATATAAAAATGCTATTAAAAGATTTGTTTGGTCTTGGTATTCTTTCAGAGTCAGACGAAAGGTTATTAGATGGCTTAGTATTTGATATTACAGACCCTAAAAATTATGTTGTAGAACTTTTAGGCGGCGGAAGCGCCACAGATAGATTTACGGCGTCAATGGAGAATTTACAAGATCAAATGAAAATATTGGTTGCTCCACAAATTAGAAACTTGGGTATTGAAGATCCACTTGCTAGCAGACCAAGTAACGGCAACAACAGTGGATTTGCTGTAACAAATGTAGTAACGGATAAAAAATAATATGGATAAATTTCAAATAATGACACCCGATGGTTATGAGGTTGAAGTTTCTGCGTCTAGCCAAGAAGAGGCATTAGAAAAAGCAAAATCTAACTACAAGAAATTACCACGCATTATTAAAAAGATGGATGGTAATGTGCGCATATTTGAGCGTAAAGATGGGCAGAGATACTTGGTCAGCCCATCATACTCTACATCTGACCAAGATAGAATTAACGCTATCATGGCGGGCAGGGCAAGCGTCTAAGTCTAGCTTTTACCAAGATGTACTAGATAAATATCCACTACCTTCAAGAGCTGCGGTATATCTTGGTGCGACTCCATTTGCTGGCAAATACACTGATGAGGCTATGGGTCAAACTTTTGGAGAGCAAGCGGCAATAGCAACACGCGCAGCTCAATCAGCTATGGCAAGTGAACGCCCAATAGAAAACGCTGCAATAGGTTTGGGCAGCGGTCTAATTAACTCTGCGGCTATGTTAGCGGCTTTACCAGCCAAAGCTACAACAGCTCTTGCTGGGCCATTGACGCAAACCTTACCAGCAACTGTTGTACGTGGTGCTGCTACTGGCGTAGGGCTAGGTGCGCTAGAGGGAGCTGTATCTGGGTATGGCGACGGGTCAACAGCGCAAGAGCGATTTGAAAGCGCAAAACAGGGCGCAGCGTTTGGTGCTGGAGCTGGTGCAGTTTTAGGTACAGCAGCGCCTATAGTTGGTAAAGGTGTTAAAAACTTAGCAGATTGGGTAAAGCAAACTGACGTTGGATTAATTTCAACTGCTTTAAATATATCTGGAAATGCAGCTAGAGTAATTAAAAACACATTTGAATTAGGCGGAGATGTTAATAGCGCAATATCATCTATACAAAGAGCTGGTGACGAGGGAATGCTTGCTGATGCAGGATCGGCGGCGCAAGCATTGTTAGACGCATCCGCCTCAAGCGGCGGTCAGGCTTCAAGGGTGGCGCGTACTGCCGTTAATGAGCGTATGGCAAGAACTGGTCAAAACTTGGACGCTACATTTAATGAGGTTTTAGGAGAAGCTGAAATTGGCCCTAGAACTGCTGTAGAAAATATTGCAAAAAGAACGCAAGCCCAAAGAAGCGATTTATATAATGAAGCATTTAGAAGCCCGAAATCTGCAATTGATTATAGCTCAGAAAAAGGCGATCAAATATTTAAAGTTTTAGATAGAACTCCAGATAATATTTTATCAAAGGCAATCGCAGATGCTAATGAGGAAATACAGATTAGTGGTATGCCCGCAAATCAACAAATAAAAGTTGTAGTTGGCGACAACGGAAAAATTATATTTAGTGAGCTACCAAATGTTATGCAATTAGACCAATTGAAAAAATCTTTACAATCTATTGCATACGAAAATGTTGATGATTTTGGGAGATTAACGGGCAAAGGCAGCAGCTATAATAAACTAGCATCAGATTTACGTGACGCTGTATCTGACGCAGTTCCTGTTTATGGTGATGCAGTAAAACTTGGTGGTGA